TGACACAGAGGTCGTTGAAAACGATAAGATTGAACCTCGAAAGAATCAACTAAAAAAGAGTGACCAAAACGATTCTGAAAAGGACTATGAGTACAGTCGTGCAAACTTATATTCTCTCGTTGAGAAAGGTCAGGAAGCAGTGAATGGTATATTAGAATTAGCACAGGAGTCTGATTCTGCAAGAGCATATGAGGTCGCTGCAACCACAATCAAGGCGGTTGCAGATACAACAGACAAATTGATTGACCTACAACAAAAAATGAAGGATCTTGAACAAGATCCAAACAAAGGCCCTACCAATGTCACAAATGCATTATTTGTAGGTTCCACAGCGGAGTTATCAAAATTAATCAAGAATCAAAATAAAGATGATAAATGAAATCTCCAGAACTATCAGAATTTTTTAGTCTTCTCGGAAAGGCCAAGAAAGAAAAGAAAGAGGAGTTTAATAATCTTCTCAAGGAAGCGGACATCAATCTTGATGCCTTAACTTCGACTGTAGTTTCTGGAATCAAGGAAGCAAAAGTAAATATAAAGAAACAAAAAAAGAAAGAGAAAAAATTAATTGAACAACTAGATTCGATAATCGATGTAATTGAAAATCCAAAAGAAGTTAAAGATATTACAGAACCAGCAGTTACTGTTGGAGTACCCGAAGATTTTGATGTATCTTCTTTGGAAGATGTTGATGATAATCCCTCATTTGAAGTTGTTGATATTATCAAACCAGAACCTATCAAAACTCCAAAAATAAGTGACACTGTTGCACAAGCAATTAAATTTATTGAAGAGACAAATATTAAAGAAGAAGTTGAAAATGCAGATGAGACAAGTTTAGATAATCTTAAGTCTGAAATCAAACAAGTCAGAGATATTTTATATAAAGTTCTTGCACACGGGCCAGGGTCTGGTGAAGTTAATCTTTTAAAACTTGATGATGTAGATGAGGATAGTGCAAAGGTAGATGGTAAGTTTCTAAAATACGAATCATCTAGTGGTAAGTTTGTGGGTGGAGACGCCAGTGGTGGTGCTGGTATTGGAACAAATGGAAGTGTTAATACAGTTGGAATCATTACTGCTGCACAGTTCTCAGGATTCAGTCATCTAATCGCACCATACTCATCAACAAAAACAATTACAGTTAAGGTTGCAAGTAAAGTTGATGGAGAACACAGATACTATGGAACAGGTAGTGGTCAAGGATATGTTTTAGATAATGTTCAATCACCATTCCTTACACTTACGCCTGGCAGAACATATCGTTTTGATGTGTCAGACAGTTCAAATAGTGGTCATCCATTTCGATTCTATCTTGATGCTGCAAAGGCAACTGCATATACAACAGGTGTTACTGTAGGTTCTGGTTATGTTGATTTAGAAGTTACAGATTCTACACCTACAATTCTTCACTATCAGTGTTCATCTCATGGATACATGGGAAATGCGATACAGGTAAATTCAAGTAACGCAATTAAGTTAAACAGTCAGGCTGCATCATATTACTTAGATTATGATAATTTTTCAAACACTCCAACCATACCGTCAAATAATAATCAGTTAACAAATGGTGCTGGATATATCACAACCTCATTTACGAATACCAATCAACTTACAAACGGTGCTAACTTTATCACCGCAAGTGATAACATTACAGGAACTTCTGCTGGATTAACAGGAACACCAAGTATTACAATTAACGGACTGACTGCATCGACTGGAACATTCAGTGGAAACGTAACTGTTGGTGGTGTCTTAACATATGAGGATGTAACGAATGTAGACTCAATCGGAATCGTAACCGCAAGAGCTGGAGTTTTAGTTGGTAGTGGTATCACACTGAGTAAAGATGGTGATGTATTTGCAACAGGTATTACAAGTTCAACTAAAGTTCATGTTGGTGTAGACACAGGAGTTTATGGAGAAGATTTAGTTGTGACTGGAGATGCCAGAGTTACTGGTATTTTGACAATTGGTACAGGTTCGATTGTTCTTGACCCAACCGCAAAACAACTTCGTGGTCTTGAAGAGATTGTCATTGGTATTGCAAACACAATTACAATCAAACAAGACGCTAAGGGTGAAATTGAATTTACTGATGCTGTTGGAACTCCTAAGTCTGTTGGAATTGGAACCACTGTATCTATTAATACATCAGGTATTATTACTGCGTCAAGTTTTGTGGGTGGCTTTACGGGTGACTTAACGGGAACCGCATCAAACTCATCTAACTTAAACGGTCAAGGTGCAGCTTTTTATTTAAATTACAATAACTTTGATAATACACCCACGATACCAACTAATAATAATCAACTTACCAATGGTGCTGCGTTTGTTACATCTTCGATTATAAATGCGTTGAGTGCCAGTAATCTGTCATCTGGAACTATACCAGATGCAAGATTCCCATCTACATTACCAGCGATATCTGGTGCAAATCTAACAGGTATTGCAGCTACTGAGAATATCAGAACAAATACAAATGCAACCTTCCTACAGAATGTAAACGTATCTGGAACTACAA